ATCTTGTTTGATAAACCAATTATAACAATCAGATATTACATCAATAATATATGATTTACCAGCAAAAAATAAATCAATTACTTTATTTTTTTCACAAACCAAATATAAATGATTTTTATTAATATTAAATTCATTAACTTTTACATCGAAACGACTTCTAATTACAAAATCATATCTAAAGTTATTATCAATCTCAAATTGTCTCTTGAAATGATTTGATCGATATAATCGATAAAACATCATACCAATATGTTGTAAATATGCACCATTTTTTGTTTTAATATTAATAAATTTAACCATCTCATCTGGTATGTATGTGTCGGGTATAAATTCATAAATAACGGGTTTGTATGATTCAATAATATTATTAATATCAGCGCGATCTGTATTTACATTATTTTGTGAATGATATGAGACAAATGGTAGTGTATTATTATTGGGTAAACCCGATTCTAAACATGATGATATGTAATATTCAACAGGAAAAGGAAAATTTGGGTAATTATCTTTGAAGTTTCTACTATGACCAGATAAACATGCGGCTATTCTCATAATTTTAAAATAGATTTTTGTTTTAAAACAACTTCCTTTAAATAATTATCATTAATGAAATCATAAAAATAAAGGTCGGTATCATTAACAATAAATTTTAATGTATTAAGTTCATTATATTGACATAATGGCTGTAATTCAAATTCATTTAAAGAAGTGGAGCTATTTCTATGAACAACTTGATTATTCAGCATAACATCATAAGTTATTTGTCGACCACATTTATTATAAAATAAAAAATAAACGGTATCGTTTTCCACCCTATATATCGGTGTTAACATATATTTAAGACTAATTTCGTTTTTATTACTTAAATCAACAATTAAATTTTCATCACGTTCATCTCTTGAGCAAATTAAATATTTTTTAGTTTTTATTAGTGTTTTTAAGAAAATCTTCTCAGCCATCCCCCAATTAACAATATCAACCATCTCTTTTCTTAGAAAATTCTCATCATAAACTATTTCAGTAAAATCATAAGCATCAAGATTAAAACCATAAATTTGACCATCGGAAAACTCATCATTACCAAAATATAAACATTCACATTCATTTAATCTACTATTAACTTCTAGTAGGTAATTGATGTTATTAATTTTAGTATCATATTCAATTTGAATTAATTTTTTATAACCCAACATTTTAGCCATACTAAGCCCAATGTATACTAGTTTTAAAGCGGCGATACTATGGTTAGTTGCGTGAAAACAATTTAATTGACTTTGTAGTCTTATTGATCCATGACGAAAAGAGGTGTAACATTCTGTTTCATATGTTTTTAATAATAAATTTTCCTTATCATAAATATAATAATCAACAGAATCTATAATATCTTGTGATTGAATAGTATGTGACACTAATAATATATCTTGATCCAATTCTTTTAAATCATTGATTAAATCACGAAGTAAATTTTCTCTATATCGATCTGGTGTGTGTGCTATTATTAAAAATATGTCATTTTTTCTTTGCATGATACAATAATACTAAAAAAAACAATTAAAGTAAATAAAAAAGGTCTCTTTTTTTAGAGACCTTAATTTTTTGTGGAGGTAGGGGCATCGAAGCCCCGTCTCACCTAGTAGTTAAATAATTTTCGTTCACATGTTTAGTTGGTTTTTCTAAACCAACAAACTTCACAATTCCCTTATTTTAGCAGTTCGGTTTACTGAGAACTAATCTTCTGCTCACTTATAAGATAGTGACACATCTTTTCTGCAGTTTTAACGACAGTTGTTAGCCTAAGCTAATTCATAGTCTGCAAACTCAACTGGCTGTCCGTTTAACACGATGTTTCCGTCAGCGGTAATATAGCTTTCGCCGTTTGTTTTTTCTACATAGGTTATTTAAGTGTTTCCAATGCTAACACTACATGCATCAAACTAAAGAACTCAACTATTGATCAATACCAGTTTACCCCCTTAATTTTTTTTAACTATGTTCAAAATAGCGATTCGAACCTTAAGCTCTGCTTGAGCTATTTTGAACATAATTTGTACTCCAGGTCGGATTTGAACCGACACGGACATTACTGTCCATTGAATTTTAAGTCCAACGCGTATACCGATTCCGCCACTGGAGCATATTAATTAAATTTTAAAACACTTTTTATTAATATACAATTTTTTTTATCATATTTTGATGAATTTTCATTAATAATATAATATGTTTTAAAATTAATTATTTCATTTTTTACATTATATTTAACCGAGTATAATATTGGTTGATGTGTTTCAAATTCTTTAATCTCATAATTTAAATTATGTTTACTTATAAAATTATTAACACTATGAATATCAGATAAAAAATAATAATCTTTATCTATGTTATTTTTTGTGATATCAAGACCCATTAAAATTATATCTAAACCATCTAAATTATCACTATAATCAACATACAATTTAATCCCACATAATTCACCATCTGTATTGTATTTTAATGAATATTGTTTCAATATATCAACATCCAATTCAAAGTTAGGATTTATGTTAGACAAATTCTTTTTAATTTCATCTATACTTTCAGTTTTAATGTATTTACTATTTAGTTTATTGGTTTCTGTTATAAATTCAGCAACCTCACCATTATTAGCTTTAACATCACCATTTAGATCAATATAAAAATCTTTAAAATTATGTAATTCCATGATACAATAATAATAAATTAATTATGAATAGTCAAGTATTTTTTATATTTATATTAAATAATTCATTTTATTCACCTATCTTGATATTCTAGATGGTAGAATTAAAGAGATTGAGTGGATGGACAGGCTCGAACTGCCATTATTCCACACTGGAAGTGTGGTGCCATACCCTTAGGCGACATCCGCAAATTTCCCCACCTTGAGATTACAAGTGAGTAGTTATTTCGGTTTTCTATTTCTACAAAACCTGCGAGGCATCCCTCATGAAAAGTGCCAACACTACTGGGAGAGATTGTGTCAGTCCCTTTATCCCACGATGTCCCACTCTAGCCGTAGACATTCTGCTAACCTATTGTTAAATGAGTCTTAGGTTAAAGACTGCTGAGTATCTCTTACTCATCGTAATCAGGACAGGATTCGAACCTGTAAATTGTAAAGGGGTTACAACCTTACTAATTCTATTTTTGCGTCTACCATTCCGCCGCCTGACTATTTTTTATTTTTAATATATGAATGATTTTTTACTAATAGTTAGAGGAAGATTTTGGTTTATTGTCAATTTCAATCGAACACGAACCTTCAATTAATGTGGTGGGTTTTATAGTGTTATTCCACTCCATCATATTTTCATATTCATCCAATAAACAATCAATAGCGCACTTTTCATCAATTGGGTCTTCATCTTCAATATAGGTTATATCTCTAACATAATCTTTCCAATTTCTGTAACCTATCTCATTTAAAAATATAAATAACTTTGGAAATCTTTTTTTGAATTGATTGTTAGTTAACATACTTTAGTTATTTATAAGTGGGGATATAATAATTGAAAATTATTGGTAATTAATTTTTTAAATCATCTGAGAACTAACTTCTTCTAATGACTTACAAGTTACTTCATCAAGAGAATTTAAAATTTCCTCAACGTTATTTGGGTCAACACCCCCTATTGACATTCTAAACCACCCTCTATTTTCTTTTGAACCAAAATATTCAAAAGGTACCAATCCAATACCACATTTATTAATTAAAAATTCGATATAACTTTCAATATTTGAAAATAATAAAGAATCACCTAAATAAATTGAAATATAAATTCCGCCTTCAGGTCTTTGATAGTCAATACGGAGTCCTGCGTCTTTTAATTCCTGGATTTTATCACATATTTTGTTTGAAATGTTCGAATATTGGTTTGTTTTTGATTTTACAAATTCAACCATATCCTCATAATCATTTAAGTACCTCGCAACAGCGTCTTGTTCGGGTTTGGGTGCCCAGGCTCCAATGTGTGAGAAAACCTCTGTCATCTTACCTATGATGTCTTTTGAGCCAAACATCCAACCAACTCTAATACCTGTGGCACATAGTGATTTGGAAATACCATCAACACAAATCAAATAGTCGCGGATTTCTGGACACAATGTTAATGGGTGAACAAATGAACCTTCAACAGTTAAGTCAGAATAAATTTGGTCAAAAAACAAATACAGTGGTCTTAACTTAACTTGGTTTACCCTGCGTTTGTTTTCATGGACAATCGTTTCACAAATACCTCTTAATACTTCGGGGTTAATTACACGACCCGTGGGGTTTTGAGGGGAACAAATACAAATTAAAGATGTATTGTCATTAATACTATCCTGAATATCACCTATAGTCGGAAAAAATGAGTTTTCGGGTTTACATTCAATCTCCTGTTTAACCGCCCCATGTAAAAAACTATAATGGTTATTGTTCCAAGACGGAACTGGGTAAATAACCCCCTCGCCGTCATTAACCAATGCCTTGTAAGCCGTATAAATTAACGGACGAACCCCACCACCAACTAATATCTCATTTTCGTTATAATCAATACCTTGTCTTTTTTTAAGATATTCACTAACCGATTGTCTAAGGTTTAGTTGACCCGCGGACAATGGGTAATTGGTTAGATTTTGATTGTATGAGTCAATGATGTATTCTTTGAGTTTTTCAGGAATTGGGTTTATTTTTGAATCAAAATCACCAATTGTTAAATTTTGAACCTTTTTTGTTTTTGAGATTTCTTTAATTTGTTGAGAGATTTTGATTATTTCGGAACCCACAATGTTGTTTCCTATGTGTGATAATTTTTCCATGTATTAACTATAATTTTTAAAATTCTTTTCGCATCATTTACAATAGTAGAAATTTAATATATCTTTTAGATCTTATATTGAAAACCACAACAGAAGAGAAGTGTGTTAATTCATTACACCATTTTTGCGGGGGTGGGAGGAATCGAACCTCCAATTCAGGCTCCCAATGCATAGTAAAAATTGCTGTACGTAATCTCTTCAGATTCACTTTTTTTACTGCGTGTTACCACTACACTACACCCCCTTAATTTGATATTATTACTACAATATAATATCGGTTACGGAAAACCCATATATATGAGTTGGTAGCGAGTTTTGTAACCCAATCCGTATTTTTTTCTTTAATTCTACCATTATGTCAATGAACTCATTTTTTTTAATCTTCTGGATAATCTCTGTCATCTTGATAGGATTTTAAATTTGCATTTTCAATCCTAAGACGGCGTATTTCATTCTCCAATTCTTTTTTATCCTCAATGTGACCAACTACCATTTCGTAGCCAATCTCAATCAGATCGGTTTCAGTTTCTGTTAAATTATTTCTATCAATTAATAATCGACTCAATACTTCTTCATAATACTGATCTTTAAGTGACTTGTTATGTAACATACGCATTTTTTTTGTGGGGCGGGATGGAATCGAACCACCGACACCGTGCTCTTCAGGCACGTGCTACTACCAACTGAGCTACCGCCCCAATTATTTAACAATTTATCGGAATGGGGTTACGGTTTTGATTAAAAGTCAATTGTAAGTTTTTTGCTGTAAACATTCCCAAATTGTTTTTTTATACTTCGTTTCCGAAATATTTTACAAAGATAAGACATTTATTTTTAATGTGCGAATCTTTTTTTATTTTTTTCAAAGAACTAATTTTATACTTCGTTTCCGAAATATTTTACAAAGATAGAACATTTATTTTTAATATCCAAACATTTTTGAAAAAAAGTTATTTACTTTTAAATTATTTTTTCAAAATAAAGAACTTTTTTTGAAAATTTTAAACTTTCTTTAATTGGTTCACCATATAAACTCTTATATTTACTGGCTTTACCGTAATTTAGTATTATAACTTCCAAATCATTAACAACGCATAAAAAAATTACATCTTTTTGTGTTGGATCGTTTATTAATTTATCTTGTTTTTGAAAAGACCAACTAACACCATACCTTTCTGATTGTTCGATTGATTGTGATTTAACATGAATATCATAACCAACTATTTTTAAATCAGCATCAAAAGATTTGTTGTTTTTTTCATAAATTTTTAAATCTGGTTCTTCTAATTTGTGTTTTTCACTTAAATATTTATACACACCAAATTCAGCAATTTTACCAATAATAATATCATTCAGAATTTTATGAACTCTATTTTGATTTCTTCTAGAATATTCATCTAAATTTGTTTTGATGGAGTCGTGTGCAAATTGAACACATTTTAAATAATCATCTAAAGTGATATTAATTACTATTCTCTCCATTTTTTACATATTCTAATATATCCACTATTTTCAAATAACCTTTTACCTCAATTTAATTTAATATTCAAATGTTGTAAATCCTGTTTTATTGCTTGAATCTTTAACAAAATTAATATGTTGTGCTCTACCATCTTTATGTATAATAACGTGTGATTGTAACCACGAACTCGCTCCACTATTATAACCCATTCTTAGTTTGGTTGATGTGCCAACAGCTAATGCACCATCTTTTCTACCTGGTGTGTGGTAGTGTCCCACTATAATTTTGGTATTCAAATTTCTAAATTGGTTTAGTGAACCTCGACTACCATTTGTACCATAATCACCATGTTGACCCAATTCCCAGTTTTTAACGCGATATGAATCACTTCTACCTAATGTTATGAATTTAGGGAATTTTTCATTTATTAATCCTGGTATTACTCCTTTTACTTTATGTGGTGTTTTTTCGTATTGTTCCAATAATAAATCGGATAATTTCATATAAAGTCTGGAATTTTTATAGGTTGGTTGTTTCTTCCAATCGCCATTCTTTAACCATCTGTCCAAAAAATCATCATGATTACTTCTAACGATGACAACATTTTTATAATCACTAAAATCAGCTAAACCCCGCATCATAATATCCAATTCTTTACCAAGGTCATTAGTACCATTCATCTCTTTAGCATATTGAACGAATGGGTCGTTCATTTCGTGGTGATTTATTGACATACCATCAAATACATCATGTAAAATAACATGATTTGGTTTAATATCAACCAACATATCGTGGGTGGCATCAATCACATCCTGATCATGATTACCATAGTGCATATCACCAAAAACAATAGCCTCAATTTCATTTACTTTACTAACAACGCCATTATCAACTTTATAATATAAATCACAGAAAGAACCATTTTTATCATCAGCCGTTACTTGTCTAGAGTAAAATGTTTCATTATCTTTTATTTCAACAATAGTAAAACCATATGTGTGGTGAAATTCACCCTTTTTACCCGATTTTGAATCAGTATAATTCTTTTTTGTTACCGATCCAGTTGTAACCATAGCTTTTGGTTTATTACCTTCAAGTACTGGGATCATCTCTAATTGAACCTTTGGTGCACCAAAGACACACGAATTAATACCGCTAACACCTTGTAAACCACTCATTGGGTTTGTCGCTGTTGGTTGTATTTTAATATCAGACATGATAGATAAATATTTATGTACATCGTGTCTATTGGCATCCAAATATTCAACAACTCTATTATCCCAATGTTCTTCTTGTTCATCACTAAATACTGATGTTGGATTTTTATATCTACCAGCTATCACATGTATATCGGCATCAATGGCTTGGGCATATGCTTTGATGTTCTCAAAAAATCGTTCATGTATTGGTGTGTTATTTTGTGCCCACGTAATAATAAAACGACCTTTATTTTTATCTAATTTTCTTTTTTTCGCCAGCTCATATTGTTCTGAAACAATATCAACTTTTTCTTTAAATCCTAATTTATCTGAACACCATTTTCTAACGGTTCTTTCGGATTTACCAAATAAATCCGTTAATTGTTTCATTCGGTCATCCCAAGTGATTTCTTTATTTAAATATATATTCCTAGCTTTATCAATTTGTTCGCTTGTTAATTCTTTAAAATTCATATTATATTTTATTTTTTAAATTAGTATCCATTTTATTGTAAAGGTTTTCAAATTTAATTACCATCTCTTCATGCGAATCAATTAAAATATTTATATTTGATAACCCTCGTAACCAAGTTCTAATAATGTGTGTTTTATCTTCAGAATCACCTGGTATATTTTTAAGATTTAACACAACTGGTTCAACCATTTGCATTAAATCTCTTTGCATTTCAATAATTTCAGCTCTTTTTATTGATATCTCCGATTGTATTTTTACTAACTCATTTACAGCACTATCAGTATTTAAATCAATACAATCCTTATTTATTTTTTTGATGATTTTGGATAATAACATTATTGCTTTATCTAATGTTAAAATCAGAAATGTTTTTAATTTATTTTGCACCACGTTCTTTAGGGTATTTTAAGTTTTTTAATTTAGGGTTAAGTGTTTCAAATTCTTTACGCAATTCTTTTGTTTCTTTTTTATTGATACCTAAAATATAAACATATTTATGTTTTTTAGGTACGGTTCTAACCTCACAGGAGTTTTGGTAATTTTTACTAGATTGTTTAATTAGTTTAGCGATCTCTGGGTCAATTCTACCCCATAATATACTATCACCTTTAACCCATTCATCATTCCAATTAACACCATTTGATACGGCAATTTTTTTATAAACACTTCTACTTCTAAAATAACGATCAGAAACCCATTTACCGCTTTCAATTTTATATTGTTTATTCGTTCCCGAATTTTGACCTAAATAACTAAAATTACACGCTTGGTATATTGTTCCCAATTCTTTAGCTTCAGGGTCAGAATAAGCCGTAAATACGCGATAATTTGTATTTTTAACCATCCACTTCATTGAGAATGATATTAAGGCGGATGCTAAATTTTTTGGTGACCATGAGATGCAAGCGCCTCTGGAAATTAATCTTTCGATTTTTCTTGTTTTATCACCAAGTAATTTTGAAAATGCATTTGGCATATCCATAATAACTACCCCAGCCATAATATTGTTATATTTAGCTATGAAATAATGTGTTGGGTATAAACTAACTTTACCTAACCATTCATGTTTTTCAATAAATTTTTTTATTTCGACCGCCGTTTCTTTATCTGTTTTTGGTATAAAGTGAAACGTAAAGTCTGAAATTTTTAAATCAGCAACATCTTCAATCGTTAAATTATATTCTAATAAATCAGAATCCCTATTTTTAATTCTTATATCATATTGCCAACAAGTTTCGTTGTTAAAGTTTTTTGCTCTATCAACAATATCTAATACCGCATTAGTATCACGATTAACTACATTCATTTTATTTTATTTTTCAGTTAATCTTTTAATTTTTTGATACGCGTTTTCAAAACGTTTATCTAATTTTTTTTCAAAACCATTTTCAACATTATTAATTAATTGGTAAACACCCTCAATTTGTTGATCACTGTTTCGTGAAAGAGCCTCAAAATCGCGTTGACCTTGGTTAACAATTTCTTTTATTTTTTCATCATGATTTCGACCAACATTTTCAAATTCCCTATAGATATTTTGGAATTGATCTGCCGATTCCAAACCCAGACTCTCTAAACCAGAGACCCTGCGTTTTAAGTTAACAATAACCCAAGTCATTAGACTTAAGCTAATTATTAATAGCGTTGAAATAACGCTGATTGCTATTGTTACTATTGTTGTACTCATATAATTTATATTTTAATTTTAATTTTATTATAATATGTACTAACCATGATACTTACGGATTTATTACAATAATAAACAATTAAATTTAAAAAAACAAGTGCACATAAAAAAATCCAACAAAAGTTGGATTTAATTGGTTTTTTTAATGAGTTTTTTGTTGATTACTCACCTTCAGTTTTTTTGTGTGAGAACTTATCCAACGTATCAGCACCCATGCCGATCGCTGTGATAACCAATACGGCATTTACTAAATTATCGGATGGTGCAAAATCAGCGTGTGAAAATGAGTTAAGTGTCATAGTAACACACAAAAATAATGATCCGATAAATGCAATAAGTGGTTTAACTGAAGTTGACCCTCTCTCATCTTTAAAAAGATCGATAGCCCAATTTTTAAATGTCATAGTTTTATTGTTTAATTATTTAATAGTTTATTTATTAATAAATATTAAACAAAACAATAATTACTATTCCATATGATTATTTTTTCCACTAAAGTCGGTTATTTTTAATAACGCTATATTGATTACATTATTTTCTTCTTCAGAATATGCTTGTCTAGCTTGCGCGTATCTAATCGCCGACATTATAGTTATTATAATATCGTTATCACTACCACCCTCCAATCTTTGAATATATTGTTCAAGTTCTTGTTGGTCATCATATGCTAAAACACCAAATAATGTACCTAATGGTTGTTGTTCTTTATTTTTTTCCATATATTTTTTTTTAATTTAAATAATAAAATTCATTAATCCCCAACAAATCAAATGTTGTGTTATTGTGCTCTTCAGTACTAGTATCATGAAAATGACCATAAAACCATTGTTCTATCTTATTATTTTCAGATAAAATATCATAGATTATTTTAACATTATTTCGTTCATCCTCTAAATCACGTAATAAATTAATATCATATTTAGCAAAAAATAAAACTAGTGAGTTGAAACTAACTGGATTAACAAAATTAGGTGCCGTATGAGTTATCACAATATCAATATTTTTTAATTCTTTAATTTTTTGGACGTCTAAATGAAATATTTCATCAGACCACCAACTAATATTTTCAGTTCGACTGTTTCTATCAATTGATGTGGCACCACCAATTAGTAAAATTTTTTTACCTTCGAGATCTAAAACAGTATAATCCTTTAATAATTTTAAATTACCCCAATTGTGATTACCATTAAAAAATTTAGGATCGTCATGATTGCCTCGAATAACATATAAAGTCACATTATGCTCAAATAAATGTTCATTTAAATATTCCATATCATCCAAAAAATCAGGACTAAAACCAGCACCAAAATCACCTAATTGAATC